TCCAGTAATTCTACCATTTAGTGCTTCGGTTATTGAAATGTTTTTACTAATAAGTGATTTTCCCCATCTTCGACCACACATAAGAACCTTAAATCTCGCATCACTTTCTAATACTGCTGCTTGTCCTTCGTGTGGTTTATTCAGTTCTATCGTTACTTCCATCGCTATATACTACCTTTATCTCCATACTACCCGAAGCGTTTAAATCAACTTGTTCTTTAGGTTTGCCATATACTCGTGTAAGTAATGTTTCAATAGAGTATAAACTGCCTTTCTCGATTGATTTTCGGATTGCACTTGCGATAGTTTTTTCAAGTATCGTAGCTTTCGGATTTGTGTAAACCTCTTTGAGTTCATCTATTGTCATTGATATTAATACTTGAATTGTATCATTGACTTCGCTTAACTTATACCCTTGTTCACGAAGTAGTGAAACATACTTTCTCGGTCTACCATTTGGGTTTCTCGTTTCGCCTTTTTGCATTGGCTTTAAATTCTCGTTGTTAGCCATATCCTCATTGTTTGCTCATTGTTATTAACGACCTTGACCTCTATATTTTTTAGCATCTTCACGTTTGTTCTTGTGCTTCTTGGCTTTACCCATTTTACGTTTACCAAACGATACTTGTTTGTTTGATGCAGTTGCTTTCTTTGCCATTATAATCTACCAGTTTTTTTTAACTCAATATAAAATTCGTGTGTGTTCTTTAAGTAATCTTTGTGTTGCTTCTTATCTCCAAACTCAAGATGGTGTTCTCTGCATAGTGCCATAAGATTATCTATCGTATCAGCTTGTTTTGATCCTCCCATTCCTCTTGCTTCTATGTGATGTATATCAACTGCTAAACCACCACAAATCTCGCAAGGTATAAAGTCGCTTTCATCGTACCCAAAGAATTTAAGATAAAGTTTAGTGTACTTTTTCATTTTACCTTCATAATCACGTTGTATTCATCGCATAGGTTCTGCAACTTCTCATTCATCTCGATAAACGTATCATTGGTGGCTTCTATTGAAACCTTTACAAATACTTGGGTATCTTGTTCATCTCCGATTTCTACATCGTTAAATATAGGGAAATCAAGTCCCCATAGTTTTAGGTTTGCTTCATCCCAATTATTTGCCAAGTCATCCCAATCCCATTCCCCAAATCCTACGTTATCTTTTATTATGAACTCTTGTTGTTGTTCTTTTGTTAATCCTTTTGCAATAACTACTGGAACATCAGTTAATCCAGCCTCAATACAAGCACGAAGTCGCATATTACCACCAAGTGTTATCATATCCTCATTCACTACTATTGGTCGCAATGCCAACATCTCTGGGAACTCCTGGATAGAACGTACAAGTTGCTTAAATTTGGCATCTCGTATTACTCTTGGGTTATTTGGGTTTGATTTGATTAGTGTAATATCCATTATAGGGTATCAAGTAAACTATCTATTCTATTTAGTATCTTAATCTTAATACTTATTCCATTTCCAATCGTATCAATATCTTCTAATTCTCGTAGTATTTCTATAAGTGCTTGAATTTCTTGAAGTGCATTGATGTTTATTGCGCCCATATAGCCTTTACTTCGGTATTGCTATTGATTAAATCTACTTCTTTCTTGTTATTATCGTAATGTTCTTGGATATTTGAACGATTTAAGTATTCCCATTTCATTTTACCATTAGTGAAATGGATATTCGAATGTGCAATACCAATTTCTTTAGCAAGTTTAAACACTTCTTCATTTGCAGTTTCTTGTCTTCGTGTAACAATATGTACTTCAACTCCGTTTGCAATCATTCGTTTTGCAATATCCTGGTATTTAGGTCTTGTAAGTGTATCATCAAAGTCAAAAGAAACTATTGAAGCAGCATATATACCTTGTGCAAGTAATGCTTTCCAAACTTCTTCGGCTTTCGTTTTAGTATCATAAATACAATCCGAATTACCTACTCGCCATTTACCATTAGAACATTTGAATACTGGCATTATTTTTTTGATTTACGAGTATTTTTTTTAACTTCTTGTTTAGGTTCTTCTTTTACTGGCTTAACTTCTTCTTCTTTATCATACTCGGTAGCCAGGTATAGTGTTCTAATCATTTCGGCTACACAAGAATTGCACCATTTGTTTACAAAAAAGTTAGCATCTACTTCATCTTGATAAACTTTTTGCAGTTCTTCAACATCGGCATTATCTAAATTCTTAATGTAATCGGCATCACGCAAAGTGATCCAATGTTCTTCGTTCTTTTTTAAGATTGCTTTGTTTAAATAATTCATTATAATAATTTTTTAAATAAGATAGCTACGATTGATGCACCAAATCCAATCATTAGCGAATATACAATGTTTGTTTGTTGTAGTGCTGAAATAAAACCAAACCAAAATGATAGGCAATATCCACAATCAAATGGTTTGATCCTTAAAGGAACTTTAACATATTGATAACCCTTTACTTTTTTACCAATATTAAATTGGTTGTACAAAAATCTTGATAATGCTTGTGGCACTCCAGATACTTCGGCAAAGCTAAATCCTACACAAGCAGAACCAAGCACTAATAATAATTCATTCATTTATATTTGACTTTACGTTTAAAATTGCATTCTTAACTCCATTCGCTATTGTGCGTATGGGTATACCAGTTTTTAATGATACGTTTTTATAAGTCCCTAATTCTAAATATAATTTTAGGACTTCACATTCAAAGTATCTTAAATTTTCAATTACATTCTCTACATTTTGTATTCGCTTTTCTACAATTTCATAAGCAGTTTCGCCTTGTAATTCGTACAAATCATTATCAAATAGTATCTTATCACTATTCTCAATCAATTCATCGTCTATTAAACTATCGCTAATACGTTGGTTTTTGAAATTTTGGTAGAAGAACTTGGAGTTTTTACTACGATACTGGTTTAATGTGATACGAACAATAAAAAATTTAAGTGCTTTCTTGCTATTCATATCAAGTATCTTATCTCTATTATATTCGCATAGTATTAAAAATACATCTTGGCGTAATTCTTCCCACCATTCTCCAGCAATCTTCTTAAAAAAAGATATGATTTCCTTGTTATTATAATGGTCTGATATTATTTTATCAAAGTTCATTTAGCATATATCTATCTATCGTGCTTATTGCTTCATCAATTCCTACGCAAAACGTAGCATAAAAGCCAATAGTATTTAGATAGCATATATAGTCATTCTGTTTAATCAAATGCTCATCAGTTCTTAACACTCCATCTTTTTTAAAGGGTGTTTTACCACTTGCCTTTAGTTCTATTGCAAGTGAAGTATGTTTTCCATTGTTGAAAAAGATAAACAAATCTGGTGTACCTTGACCAGCTTGACCAAGTGTTTTTGCTTTCCTTGCTAAATACATCGGTAATCTTGCACCAGAAAGATAGTTAGCCATAAACCTTACCTTTGGATATTTTAAACGCAAGTAGTTTACAACTGCAAGTTGAACTATATCTTCAGCGTTCTTCATTACAATTCTTTGTGTGCTTCAAGTTGTTTCTCTAAATCTCTTGTGTATTCACATAATAACATCGCTTCACTTCTAACAATGTCAAGTTGAATGGTCGCTGCTTCATAACGTGCAAACATTGTATCGTGTAACTCCTTTGCTTTTGTAGTTAGCATAGATGCTTTATCAATGGTTTGATCATATCCTTTTAAATCTTCTAAATCCCGATTAATAATTTGCAAGTCAATGCCAAGCATAAGAAGTTTAAGCCTTTCTTCTTGGAAGTATCTTAATCCTTCGAGTTGGCTTTGTAAATGGTTTAAATGGTTTTTGTGATTGCTCATATTAGAATGGTGCTTCGTTAAATTCTTTACCAAATGTATTCTTTAGTGCTGACAATTCCAAGTTACCAGCATCCACGTTTCTTTCACGCTTTGCCTTTGCTTCTAATCCAAAGTAAATGCCATCGTCTTTGCGTTCATAAAATCTATTCTTCTTCCAATCAAAGTATAGTTTACATCTTCCAATCTTTGCACTTCCTTTTGGCTTTGCCTTTGCAATGTGTATATGCGTTTCATTGCCTTCGTATGGTTGTTGCGTTTCGTTATCAATAAATCCTTGTGGTGGTCGCCATAAAATTATAAATGCCATAGCTTTACGAAAAAACGATTGCCCTCCAGCTGATTGTCTTGGGTGTGGTGGTGGGTAGAACGTAATACCATTCTCCGTTATTGGTGCTTGGTCTTGTGGGTGCATACAAATAAAGATGTGCTTATTCTCTTTTTTTGCGTACCTTCTTAACTTTCCAATGGCATCTTCAATATACAAATCTTGGCGACCAGCATAATCCTTCATATCGTGTTTAATCTCATTGTAAGGATCAAATAGGATATTATCTATCTTAACCTTATTATCAAGTTCAAACTGCTTTGTTTGGTTTATTATATCATCAAAGGTAAAACTATTCTCATCGTTATCTACAATAAAGAATTTATCTGATAGGAAATTAATCGCATTGTAAATATCGGCTTCGGTGCAATGCTCGAAATCACTTGCAAAGAATTGCTTCTTACAATACTTCGATACAAGTTCTTTTGCAATATCCTTATAGTCGCCAGTTTCGGGTGTAAAAAGAATATGCTTTTGGTTGTATAGCAAAGAAAGGTTTAGCAATAACTCCAAGTTAAATTCAGTTTTACCCGAATGTGGCGAAGCAAGTATGAATGTCATACTACCAGCTTTCCTTGTGTAATACTCATCTAAAGTATCAAAGCCACAATAATCTCCTTTTTGAATACCTTGCTTATGAAATGCTAAAATTTCATTCTCAAAGTCAGTTAGTTTTTTTATCATTTTGTTTTAGTTTTTTCAAATATAGGAAAAAATGTGTGATATTACGTCAATGGTCCAGCCATCTCCAAGCAAACAAGCTGCATCGTTTCTTTTTAAAATATCAGTATATCCATCTTTGACAGTTTGCAATCTTTCTAATTCTCTTTGATTTAATATTCTTATATTCTCATTGAACTTACATTCTTTATTATCAAATACCAAATTTATAAATCCAAATTCACTATACCTTCTATATAATTTATCTTTTGAAACCAATGGTCTACTTTCACTTTCAAGAATACACCTTGCTTTTACCCTATCAGTATATCCATCATCAAGAATATCTTGAAAGAATATCTTTTTATCTTTAGGTTGTGGTATTAAACAATACCTCATACCGAATAAATCTGTATAAAAATCTCCAATATTTGTCCAATAGCTTCTTTGTCTTAATTGTCCCGAAACTAAACTTGAATTAATATCTACCGGAAATGTTCCAACTAAATGAGATATTGTTTGATAGCTAAAATCGTCCATCGCTACATTCTCAAGTAAAAAGTATTTAGGTTTTAATTCTTTTAGTAATCTTAAATACTCATAAAATAATCCAGATTTTTCTCCTTGTAATCCTAACTTTTCTTTATTTGCTGAACTAAAATCTTGACAAGGACTACCACCTATAAGTAAATCTATTTTTGGTAAATCTTCAGCTTTTATTTTAGTAACATCTCCAATCTGTATTGTATTTGGATAATTGTGTTGTGTTACTTGTATTGCGTGTGGTTTAATTTCAGAAGCATAATAATTATCTACTTTTATACCAGCACGTTCAAGTGCAATTTGTCCACAAGACATTCCATCAAATAATGATAATACATTCATATTAAAAATTTTTATCAAAGTTAAATTCTTCTGCATTTAGTTTATGATATTCAAATGCTCTCATACCAGTTATATGGCTATCGGTAGGGAAGAAGTACTTCCATCCTTTTCCAATTCCATTTGGTTGATAGTAGAAAAATGCAACACCTAATTTACCAGAAGTTTTCTTAAACACTACCGAAGCACTATGGTCGCTTGATGGAATAATCTTTTCAATCTTGAACTTCTCGTTATTAAAATTCATTTCTCTATTTGGTTTACTAAATCGTTCTTCAACTACTTTTGCAAACGCTTTGAGTTCTATTGCTATTTCTTTTTTCATTAGTTTATAGGTAAGGAAAAGTTTGCTATTGTCGGCTTATTGATCTTATACTCATCACGAAACCAAATACCACGCATCTTTTGTTTCCAGTTCTTAACCTTGTTACCATTACTATCAGTCCATCCACCTTCATCGTAATAGCTATATGCTTTAATAGCACCTGCATCTTGATAGCCATTCTCATTAAAAAAATCAATGACCTCATTTAAACTTGGCTTATTATATAGTTTATTTTCTTTTCTTTTGTTTTCTTTTGTTGGCATTTGTTCAACACTTGCTAACACTTGTTCAACACTTGTTGCAACTTGCTGATTATCAGAACGCTTTTCAGCACTTCTTTTACCAGCACTTGAACGCTTTTCTTTTAACTCTTGCATTTTTCCTACATTCTTTAATACTCGTTCACTCCAGAAGTATTCTCCATCACTATCAAGAAGTTCAACATCTTCTATGCACGATTGAATAAAAGATTTAACCAAACCTTGTTCGCATTGTAATTGATTTGCCAATGCAAAATACAAGTATTCCTTATGGTGTAATTTATTATCTTCTTCCTGGTGTAGCATCTCAACAATGCGCCACCATAGTCCGTAGCCAATACCACCAAACTTTGCCAAAATGTACTGAATTTTAGGATCACTAATCGCCTCAAAATCGTGTTGGAAATAGTAAGTTTTTTTCATTTTAATAATCTATTGAATGTGATTTAATACTTGATGTCCGAAACCTATCTATTTTCGGTGCGCTAAATATACTAATTTCTTTTAACAAAAATCGTAGATATGATTTTACTGGTTGCCTATTCTTACGCAACACATCAGAATAATATGAAACACTATAACCATTATTGAAGTTTGATTTTATAAAGTGCATATCAGCCTCACTCAATTCATTCTTATTTGGAACGCTTGATGATTGGCGAATAATTTGCTTTTGTTCTCCACGCAATACATTTTGCATATAATCATATCGGTATTGCATTCGTTTATTTGTACGAAGTTGAACTTGGATTTTATCCAGCCAATAGATAACAGTTGAATGATTGGTTAGGTTTAGTTCGTATGCTACTTGTTGCAACGTAAATCCTAAATGATTATATAATATATATCCTACTAATTGCTTCGCTTGTGCGACCTCTTTTAGCCTTGATTTGCTATGTAATATCCTATCGTAGATAATATCTGATGGAACTCGGTCTGTGTGATATAATTGTGCTGCCCAATAGCACAAATCTTTTGTTGTTTCTTGCATAATGGTTTTAAAAAAGGGTGGCTTTTTACACCACCCATAGTTACTACTCTGTTACTTCTTCGGCTTGTTGAACAAATAGTTCTGGTTTTACAATTTGTAGTGCTTCGATAACTACCTTTGCATCTCCTAAAGTAAATGCGCCTTTGTTTTGTGCTACTGCTACTGCATTAACCAGCACTTGTACTGCTTCTTCATAAGTCATAATTAAAATGGCAAGTCCGTTGCCTTCGGTTCTAAATCATTGTTTGTTGTTGGTGCTACATAATCATTCAAGTAAATTTTGAAATCTGGTTGTTTTTCTTCTTTTTTGTAGGAGTTCGCCCACATTGAGTAGCGTTTTCCTTCCAAAGTGAAATTAATCACTTCGCCTTTTGCAGTTTGCTTTTTCCAAGCGCCCCAACTTTCTTTCTTTTCTTCTGTCATTGTTTAAAAATTTAATTCACAAATATAGTTATTTAATTGTTAAAGATAAACCAAGCCTACCCGACTTGATTGGTGGATTAATTGTAATGATTTCCCCATCGTTGGTTACGATTGTTGTTGGAGATGTGATAGCACTTAAAAATGTTTCACGCTTTTTGATAGCATCTTTAATATCCATTGATGCTTGTTGTAAACTATCCCATTCTGGATCTCCACAAGTTGAATAATCTGTTCGTGATCCTATTGTTTTTTCAATCACTTCTACTGATTGAAATTTATAAACCTCTCCACGACCAAGAACTAATCTATCCTCTGCAATAGGTCTGCTGATTTCCTCCAGCTGCTTACCAAGTTCTTGCATCTTCTTGGCTGATATAAGGACTTCTAACGCATCTAAATTGCCATCGAGTATATTTGCCTTAACCAACTGACTTTGATTGCTTATGGTGGCTTTATCGAGAGATTGCACTTGCAACCCCTCGAATGTTAGTATCTGGTTATCCATTTAGTTCAGTTTTCTTTTTATCCTTTGCATCAATAAACTCTTGTTGCTTCTGGAATTGTGGATATTTCGCCCAAATTATTTTCAAGCCATCTAAACTTTTAGCCAAACCAATATCATAAACTGCAGTTTGTAGATTAACGCTTGGCATTTGTGGAATGTCGCCATCGTTTGTAGCATCACTATCCTTTGTATCATCAATACCGAACAATCCATTCAAGGCATACTTACGAGCATACGATGAAGAAGCACCAGTTATCTGTGAACTATCCATTCCCTTCTTAACTTCTTCTTCTCTTGCCCATCCATCTACCGACCACCTATCAATACCATCGGTAATAATTGCACTTGCCTTGATATAATATCGTGTGCCTTGTGCTACCAATTCATCTGTAATAGATAAAAATAGACCTTGCTCTTTTAAGTGTGGTTTAAGTGCTTCTAAAATATCTTCGCAAGAACGATACTTGTAACCACCGAATTTGTTTGTTTGTCCTTTAGGTGCTTTTAATTCACTTTGAATTAAGACAAGTTTTTCAATTAGGTTTTTCATTATAAATTTTGAAATTCATTATTTGAGAAATACCAATCTTCTAATTCTCCAAACTCATTAGTAAATTGGATCAATGCTTTGTCGAAGAATTTCTTTAAAATCGTTCCTTCTTTTCCGATTGTGATTGCATCTACACCTTGTGGATTTGCAACAATTAAAACTTTTTGTGCCATTAGTTTATTAGGTTTAAGAAATTAAATATAAGGTTTTTTGTTGATAATTCCAAATGCTCTTTGCGTTCTGCTTTAAATATTTGTTGTTGTTCGTAAAGCCTACGATACTTTAGCCTGGCTAATTCTATCGGTGTAAGTGAATTGTCTTTTATTACTTTCATAGGTTTAAAATAAAGGGTGGCTATTACGCCACCCGATTTGATTAATTTTTGTTTATTAGATATTGCAAATGTTTTTTCCAATCTGCATACTTTCCTTGATAATATGCTTTCATTGATGGGTGGCATTTTTGACACGCTTGTCTTAAAAAGTCAATTTGTTTTTTTGTGTTTTCAATTTGTGATTTCATTTTGTTTTTATTTGTTGAACGAATATACGTTGAACTTATAATACCATCCAAGAAAAAAGTGATTTATTTTTTATAAAACTTACTAACATTTGTTAATAACTATTGGAAACAACAAAAAAAGGGTAGCCGAATTAACAACTACCCTTTCAAACCTAAACAAAAAACTAACTAAACTCCTTTTGGCAAGAGTTTGGCGTAAATCACATAAACACCAATGACCAAAAGTAGTATCAATGAAAGATGTTTCCAAAATAAACTTTCAACAATTACTTGTTTGTTTTTAACTATTGTCTTTGTAATAGGAACAATAATCTTTTTTGGAATACAATCTGCTTTTACTCGGATATAATTATTTTTTACTCGTTCAATAACTACTGACATTTGGTTTGTGCTATCTTTTAAGTAAATAAATCTATCATTCCATTGTGTTAAAGTATCTAATTTAACAACAGATGGCGTAATAATCGTATCACGAATTGTAACATATTCCTTTTCAGTTATTCTGCGAGAAGCACAACCACTCAAAATAAAGCCATATAAGGCACTCAAAATAAAAATGTATGTAAATCTACGCATCTTTAGAGATAGTAAAGCCTACGCCACCTAATGCGCCCCAAACCATTGTTAAACCTTGTGCATCTATCAACTTAAAGAAGTATGCAACACCAAATACAAAAAAGAACACGCCAACAAGGGTTGTACGCCAATTTGATTTTAGCAATGCTAATGCTTTTTTAAGTGCTTCCATATCTATAAATATAAATTTGCTAATTGAAAGTGCATACCATCTTTACGTTTCCATACACCACCCCAATCAAATCCAGCATCCGTAAAGCATTTAACAAAACCAGCAGATAGTTTAGGTGTTACGTTTAATCCGTTTTCAAATGCGTTTAAATCTACTGCAATTCCCCAAGAATGCAAACTCATACTTGTTAATCCACGCATCTTGCGAATATTAAAGCAACCATCCCAAGTTTTAAGTTCTTTAACGTAACCAGTTTTAATTAGATTAGTAAACGCTTGTTCTAAAGGTTTAACCATATCTTTATTGCAGTATATTCTTTTAGGAATGATACCGATTTCTAAATGTGCCGGAACATCCCATAAAGTCATATAGTTATTCTTCTCTGATGGTTGCCCATACTTTTTTAAAGCATCTTTTGAGTAAATCATATTATTTGGTTTTATAGTATTCGTTTATTTTAATTCCTTCTTGTTCTTCATTCTTCATAATCAACTGCACATTAAATATAATTGCAGACAAATGATCCTCATCCCTATCTCCTAATTCGTATTTAGCCAGGTGTCTATGCAAACTTTCAAGTGCTGCTTCCGTTGGTTGTCCTTTTTGCCAGTTGTTCTTACCATATTTATTAGCACCCATACGAAGTAGATAACCAAATCGTAAACGAACATAAGCAGTCAAGTGATTTACCAATGGTTTATCGGTATCATCATCACGTTGACTACCACTTTCAAAGATACGCTTGGTATCTATTACGTTGCTTCCGTAATTTTCTAATGTACTTGTTGCAGTTGTTTGTTGCCACCATTTTGCAGTATCATTGCTTACACTCATCTTCTGTGAATTATTTTTCTTAATGCAGTTCTAATTTCTTTCAACTCGTATTCTTTTATTTGTTTCAATTTCATCAACGCATCAATCTTCTTCTGCCTTGAAATTTCTTCTGCTAATGCTTCCAATACTTTCATCTTATAAATATTCAATTTTAGCACCTAAATCCATTGGGATAAATAATGCAATTTTTCCATCAATAACAATTCCACAACCAAGAGTAGGTTTCTTTGCATATACTTTACCATAAGCCATAGCGTATGCACGAACATCAATACCACAACCTACGTTCATACCGAATATCATATCTCTATCACTTGCAGAGTAATTAACGCCACCATAAGAATGTATATGACCAATGCAAGTTGATTGTCTATTATCTCTTGCACGATTGATAGCACCTTGTGCGCCACTTGAACCAGTTCCGTGAATATAAAGCACATTATCTATATCGTGTGAATATGCCCACTTCCATCCATCTGGATAACCAAGCATTTCATTATACGTTTTAAACATTGCTTTTGGTAAACCAGCAGTTTGTAGTTTACGATGTGGTAAACTTGAATGATTACCAATACAACCTTGAACTTCGGGAAATGCTTTCCACCATTGTTCGTGTTCTTTACGAGCAAGGTCTAATTCACTACCAGCAGAATGCCCATCGGGATCGGTTTCGTGGTAAGAAATGGCGTGGAAATCAGTATCATCGCCAATATCTACAACAATATTAACTTGAAACTTATTAAATACTTCATATACGAATTTGAAATAATCTGGGTGTGTAAATGGTGCGTGTCTATCTCCAATTATACCCACCACATTTGAACTACGAAATGATTTTATCAAGTCGTATTCACTTTCGTTTAGGCGTGGTCTATACATAGTTTGCTTAATTGTTTAAACAAAAGTAAATTAAAAAAGAAATTGTTTATTTTAATGTTGAAAGTTTATAAGAAAACCTTTTTTACCAAATCAACGATGGTATATCCACCAGCAAGACCAGCACCAACTAAAAAGAAATAAAAGTGTTTAAACTTTTGGTTAATCTTTTCAATGTCTTTTGTGTTCTTATCGGTTTTATCTTTGATGCCTTCTCCAATGTAATCGCTACCAAGAATGGCATCTTCTATATTTTGTACCTTATGCGATAGTTCACGCACTTCGGCAAATAGTTTGTCTAATGTTTGCATTTCTTTTTGTGTCATTAGTTCCCATCGGTTAAAACGTAATCGGTAGGTACGGCACATCTATTTGCAAGATAAGGTAATTCAAGAACAATATCGGCTTTAACACCAGCAACTAAATCAGAAAATTGTTCGGTAAAGAAATCAATCGAAACACTATCGTTTAATACAAAATCAAAATCAATACTTCTTAATTGTGCGATAATGTCTTGGCATATTAACATCTGGTCTGTAATAACATTATCAACATTGCTATTATCTCCATAAACCAAATCCATAAAAAGCAATGATATATTTAAATTGAATGTTTTACCTTGAATTGATGAAGCACCAATCGTGGCATACATCAATGGATAAGTAATACTATCGCTTTCTCCAAGTTCCCAAACATCTCCCCAACCATAATCATTTATTTGTAAATGATCTGTTGCTAAATTATTTAGTAGGCTTTTTACTTGATTTATTGTCATCTTGTTTTACTTGTTGCAAATAAACTTTCAGTTTACCCACGTTTTTTACCGAATAATCTTTTGCCATTAATCTCTATAATCAACTCCCAAAGCACCACCTTCACTTTGGTACATTTCAGAATAATCTTTGTAATCCTTTGTAATAGTATTACCTAAATATATTCCAGTTGAATAACTTGTTCCATTCGGTTGAATTACATCAACACCATTACCAGGATTATTATATAATGGGTACGATGTAATAAATTCAGTAAGATAATTTGTTGTACGTTGTGCGTATGTTTCGGCTTTGTTTTTATAGTATTCCATCAAATCGAATAATTCTGATAGTGATGGAGTTTCGCTATTCTCCGAATTTTTACGCAATACGTTTTTGTTAGTTAGTTTGTAACCCAAAGACATAACCATCTCGGATGCTACATACCAGCATAAACAATCGGTAATATAATTATTTAAAAGTGTTGCATTTAAAACACTAACATTATTTGCAGCGATTTGAGTTTGCAGTTGGCGATATAAACCAGTTCCCAAAATAGGTTCTATGTAAATATCTTGCGCTTGTTTAATCGTAGGTTTTATTAACTTGGGATCTACGTTATCTTGCAACAAACTTCTATCTTTTAATGTTTGCTCGGAAATGAATAATATGTTTGCACTCATTTTATTTAATTAATACTTGTTCAACCCAACGATGTCTGCAATAAGGTGTTGTTACTTTTGTTTTTGTGTTATAATAAAATCCACCTCTACGTTGCCATACCGAATAACCTAATCTCTGACTTACTTGTTCAATCTCGGCACGACTATAAACTTTATTCATATCAATAAGTCCTTCACAAAAAGGTCTTGTAGTTGCAATTTTTGCTGGACCTAAACCAGGACTTACTTCATACTTATACTTTACGCTAATATTAGCCAATGGCTTTCTTGCACCTTTCTGTGCTTTACCAGCATCTGTTACTTCTCTTGATATAACTACTGCATCGTTCTTTACTATCTCATTACGAGTAATAAAACCATTGTTTTCAAGAGATGCTAATGAAGAAACAATTACTTGCTGATCTAATTTCAATGCTTTAGATAATCCATCAACACTAATTAATGGATCTTTTTGTATCAAAGCCATTATACCACTTTGCGCTTCGGTAATTAATATCTCAATAGTTGCAAATTCTTCGTGTGCTAATGGTTGAAAGTCATCACTAAATTGCACCTTTCTTGATTTTATAACTTGATATTGTGAAGCATCTTCTCCAAATTCAGCAAATACTGATAATGCAATCTTGTCTTCTTGTTCGCTAAATTGCTTTCTTTGTTGTATTGGTTGCACTAAAGCATCTAATCCAACTAAACTACGCAATTCTTCGGAAGTCATATTTTCAATTACTTTTGCAGCAATATCTTGTGGTAAAGATTTTATTGAATTTACAATATCTTGTTTTGAACTTAAATCAATAAGTGCTGGTAAACCAAGTTTCTCACGAATTTCATCTTGTGTCATATTAGCAGCAATGATTGCTTCGCTAAATTCAAATCCAAGTGGTTCGGTAGGTTGAATATGAAACTCATCGTTGATACCGAATAAAGGTAAGATATATGCAAACCATCTTTCGATAAATTGTTGCTTACCATTTACATAAGTATTTTGGAATATCTCGTATGCAGTACGCATTTCGTTTCTCGCACCCAAAGCACCCTCTGTGGCGATGCCAAATAGTGAAGCAGATGTGATACGATGTCCAGAAAATATCTCTTGTTGTATGGTCTTATTTAGCAAATCAAATTGTTTGTCTAAATCAGAAGCAGAAAGGTCTAAAACTGTTGGTGCTTTTGCTGGATCATTATTAAAGTTGATGATAAATTTACCAGCGTTTGCTTCTCCAGCAAACTTTTCTTTCATCTTACGTTCAATAACTCGTTGCTCGTCTTCAGTTGGAACTCCATTGTTAAATGAAATCAACTTTGATGGCATCATTCCGTTATGAATAGCGTTCAAATGAAACTCACTTACTGCAATATCAAGTTCAATGTAGTTCATCGCACCTTGATAGGTTGGTAAAGTATAGGTAGCAACACCTGGTCTATACTCCTTAATGTAGATTATTTGTTTACCACTCTTGTTATTTTCATCAAAAGCAGCTATACCTTCAATATCATCGGGTTTGTTTTTTAAATCCCATTGTTCAGATATATAGAAATAAGTATTGTCTACGTTTGAACGTACTTTAGAATAGTCAATATGATAAAGTGAAGTAGCAGTTCCAAAAGGATTGTAAATTACTTCTAAATAGCAACCACCAAAAGTTTCAATATCAATAGCAACCTTATCTAAAATATCGTTGATGGTTTCTCCACTACGATTGATTGATTGATCTGCTAAATATTGTTTAGTATCATCTTCAAATGTAATACCCTTACCAGCAATAAAGTTTGCCTTACCATTAACGATTGCATTGTGTTTAGCAGAAGTATTTAACAATGAAAGTAAATGGCTTGGATATTTATTATCATCGCCATAAGATACCCATTCTTGGTTCTTCTTCTCAACAAACTTTGGTTGGGAATATTCGCTAAAATTGATTGTTATTAAATCGTTCATTTACTTATATCTTTATTGCCTTGCTTTTCGTTGTTATATTCTTGCAATCCTAATCGTATTATCAATTCTTGAACAAGGTAATTATCATCTTTACCCCACATTTCCATCTTGTTCTTATCTATAAATATAATTTCTTCTAAACAAATACAATTATTTTCATCACATAGTTGACAATTAATGTAAATGCCATCACAAAATAATTCATATCTGAATGGTAGAATGTTTATAGAAGATATTACTCTTTTTAAACTACCAATCTTTAACTCCGTTTCAAATACTTTAACTTTCAAACAAATGTACGTTTTTTGTTATAAATAATTCAGCCGAAACAATATTTCTATTTATCGAAATACCCTCGATAGTCATTACATCTTTGTTTGTGCTTGTCGCTAAATAAACGCAACCATCAATGTCAAAGATTTCATTAATATATAATAAGTATTCTTCTCCAATAGTAAATTGGTCGCCTACGTTTATTGTTTTTTCGTTAAATGTGTATGTATCTAAAATTTGCATATTTTATTTATTAAATACCAGTATCGTGTGTTGTATTATATACATAAGCATTTGTACCACTTGCAGTAATTGTTGCAGTAGTATATGTAGAAGGTCCAAAAACAAAACCACCAGTAACATAAGAAGCATTTACATTATAATTCCAAGTAAATGTACCATCATATGCTGGTATTAATGTTATATAAAAATTATTTCCAGCTACTATCGGAACATTTAAAGGTGTTCCAGAAGTTGGACTGCCATAATATACACCATTTACATAAACCTCAACTACCCCACCAGAATAATATTCAGTAAAATTAACTATTAATGTTGGATTAGCAACTACACCATTTTGCATTTTAATAGCCGAAGATAATAATCTACCCATTATGCGCTTACGTTTCCAATTACATACCAATCGTTAGTTGCTCTTTTTACAAGAGTTACACCAGTCCATTGATTTCCTATTTTTAATTGACTTGACTTACTTTTTGTTGTAACACCACTTGTTGCAACGATAGTTGTTTGACCAGCACCAAATTGTAATACTTGTATTTCAGTTCCTATTGGAAATGCTACACTACTATCTAATGGTATTGTCAAGTTGTTGGCACTTCCTACGTTCATCTCTATAATTTTATTTGCATCGGCAAGTACAAGTGTATATGAAGCAGTTTGTGTATTAAATACATTTATTTTTGGTACTTTAGCATCTAATTGCGTTTGAATAGCAGATGTAACACCATTAACGTAACCTATCTCTGTTGATGTTGTAGTCGCTACTGCAACCTTTCCACTTGCATCAGAAACCAATGCTCTACTTATTGTTAGGTTAGATGTAGTAATTGTAGTTGCACCACCAGTAATCGTTGCTTGTTTACCATTAAAAGTATTCCAATCAGTAGATGTAAGATGACCACTTACGCTTGTTGTAGCAGCTGGTATCGAAATCGTGTTTGTACTTCTTGATAATGGTGCAGAAAATGTTAATGCACTTTCTTTATTATTAAAAGCAGAAAAATAAGTTGAACTTAATAATCCTCTACTTGATGGAGATGAGTCGGGTATATTAAATGTATGTGAAGTTCCAGTTGATGTAATACCAAAATCACTACCAGCAAAACCAGTTGCAAATGTTTGAGTAGCACCACTTAAACCATTTAATGAAGTTATTGCAGTAGATAATTTATTATTAAAAGTAGTCCAATCTGCTGAAGATAAAGCACCTCTATTTGTAGCACTTGCAGTAGGTACGTTAAGCGTAATTACTGGTGTAGTTGTACCAGTTGCAACACTACTGCTCAAATCAGTTCCAGTAGTACCTAATGTTAAAGCAGAAACGCTTGTAACAGAACCATTCCCTTTACTATTAAACGTAGTCCAATCTGCTGAACTCAATGCACCTCTATTAGTTGCAGATGCAGTAGGTAAATTAAATGTATGTGTAGATGTTGCAGAAGATATTGCAAAATCAGTTCCACTTGTTCCAACTGCGAATGTTTGAGTAGATGCAGTCAATGTATTTAATGTAGTTACTGCTGAAGATAGTTTACTATTAAACGTACTCCAATCGGTAGAACTTAAATAACCATTTGCTAATGAAGTAGCAACTGGTATTGAAATTGTATTAGTTGCTCTTGACAATGGAGATGAAAAAGTTAAAGCATTCTCTTTTCCATTAAATGTATTCCAATTTGTTGAACTCAAATAACCATCAGTAGATGTGGTTGCTTGTGAAATACTTAATGTTCTATTTGCGCTTAAATCCCCTCCACCACTTAATGGTGCAGTTGTAGATATTGTTCTCGCATTTGTTACTGGGGTATATCCTAAAGCAGTAGGAATTGATTTATGTTCCCATAATGAATTTGTAGTATTGTAGAAAATACCATCATTATTACTTGGAGATACTGCATCAACATTATGTAATTCATCTAATTCGTATCCATTTTGAATTTTAACCTCAATAATACCTTGTGTAGGGTGCGCACGTACTACAATACCAACATAAACTAAATGATTAGGTGCGTATGGTTTTGTGGTTGTATAAGTACCAGCAGTAGTTGGCGATAAATATAATTGGTCTCCATCAACATATCCATTGGTATTCATATCAGTTAGTTTACCAACTTGAATAATAAATCCATTATTCATATTGGTAATATCATTCTGAACAAATCCAAATGTTTGTGCAGATGTAGTATCGCTTGTTGCAAGTGCTTTACCAACTGATGGTAAATTACCTTGAGTTCCATTGATATAAACAATAGTTCCTTTAGTCAATGTAGCACCACTCTTATTATAAACTTCAGTAATTAATCTATCAGCAGAAGCAAGAGTTGGAAATGTTTGTAATGCACCAGTACCATCAATATATTGTGAAGCACTTCCAGAACCAGTAATTGTAATCGTACCATTAGCAGTTAAAGGAGAACCAGAAACACTAAATGCGCTTGGCATAGATACACCAACGCTTGTTAATCCAGTATCTGCAATAGTCCAACTTCTGTTTGCACTTAAATCAAAAGATGTTCCGTTAATTGTAAGTGTTCTTGTTGTAGGCACACCACCTAAACCAGTTAATGTATAGTTAGGTATATTTAATGTATTTGTAACCAATGTAGATGCACCACTTGAGCCAGTTGTGGTTAAAGTAATTGCACCTTGTTTGCTATTAAATGTAGTCCAATCTGTTGATGTAAGATAACCATTTACAGAAGAAGTAGCTGCTGGAATTGAAATTGTATTTGTAGAACGTGATAAAGGACTTGAAAAAGTCAATGCACTTTCCTTTGAATTGAATGTACTCCAATCAGTTGATGATAATAAACCACGATTAGATGAAG